GAATTACATATCCCGATTGTCTTAACATAGCGGCTAGTCTACTAGAAGTATCATCAATTCGAATAGTGTCTAGTAGAGTGACGCTAATATCTTGCCACGTTAATCGACCTGGATATTTAAAAGTGTGTTGGATATAATTAACTCTTGTTTCTGCAGCAATTTGTATTTGTGGTTTCTTTAGAGATTTAACTAAATAAGTCTCAACGGCTGAGTCTCCATCCACACCAGGAATAATGAACAGAAACTGAAACTGTCTTTTTGGTTCTAACTCCGTATTGCTCCAAAATGTTGATCTCGCCATTAATTTAATCTCCCTTTAAATATCCTTTAATTTAATTAGTCTTATATTTTATTAATCATCAAAAGAAGCGCCGCTATCTGTGATGATAAAGTCAATTGCAATAAACTCAATTGCTCTTGCTGGTTTAACAAAAATCTTTGCGTATAGAATATTTCTATCAATAAGATCTGGTGTTGTTGTAGTATCGTCAAGAACAACTTTGTAGTCACTTAATCCTAAACCGGATTTTACGCCACTTAATAGAGTTTCTGCTTGGCCTTTGAATCGATTCCAAGTTGTTTGTACGTTTTGATCAAACAATAATGTGGCTGCGATTCTAGAAATTTCTCTTTTCAAGAAGATGGCCAATCTTCTAACATTAATCCTGTCTAGAGCCGAAGGACTAATTTGTAATGTCTTCTGTCCAAAGATTACTATACCCTCTGCAGGGAATGAGGCAATCGGATTGATATTAGCCTCATAAAGCTTATCTCTGTCTTTGGATGTAAGCCTCTGTCTCACGCCCACAACTGGGACACCTGCAGCGTTGTTTGCTGATAAGCCGCCTCGGGTGAATCCGGCCGGAGCAAACCAAAGTTCAGAAACTGACTCTGAGTACCCTAACGCACCAATAGCTGCGACAGATGGTGGTGCCCACAGGTTAACACCATTGATAGTGTCTCTAATTTGAACCCATGGGTAGTATGCCGCACCGTAGCTTGAATTTAAACGTAAATCGTTTCTAACTGTATTGACAACATCTTTTACAGTCCCCAAGCGTTGATTTGCAGCGAGAGTGTTTTCAGTATCTGGCACGTAGCCACCTTTTACGTCAATAATCGCTAGTGCATCTCCTCGGGCCTCAGTGTTGCGAACAAGCGTACTGTTAAGAGAATTATTCGTAATACCGGGCATCGCTATCAGATTGTACTGAGCTATCTCCGGATCTCTTAGTGATTGAATTGCAACCTCAATTGAGTTGAAAGCATAGTTCGTTGTTGCATTCCCACCCTCTAAGAAGGTATTACGGAATGGTTCACGCTCAGTGATATCTACCGCATCGAAGCCTCCGTGAAGCACTGTGGTAAACCTATCATATCCGGCGTCTAGAACATTCTCAAAGCTAGCCGAACCAGCCGATGGAATGCCGGGTCCACCGGTTGCGCCAGACAGTACATTGTAAGCTGTCTTATTGTTACGAGCTTCCTCGTCATAAACGGCGCCGATCTTGTAAGATCCTGTAAAGCCTTCGGATGTAGCCTCTATGTTTCTAATGTTATCCAATGTAAACACAAATGAAGGTGTTGTGTTAGTCGTATCAGCATCATGAGAATTAATGTCAGCCGGCTTTGCTCTTATAACATCTAAGACGCTTGCATCAAATGTATTTGAGTTGTAAGTTGTATCAACACCAAAGAAAGCATCTGTTGGATCTTGTAAAAATCCTTCTGAAGAACTTACTCTTAAACGAAGTTTAGGATAATCGAACCTAAGAGATCCCGTAAAAGTAGTGGCTGTTGCGCCGGCGGTAGGGCCAAACGCTCCGGTGGCTGTGACAGCTGCGCTATCGTTATCCTCAAAGGCGCCGGTATAGTTTGTATCACAATATAATAATGTACCAGCCGAATCTGTTTTCTCAAGTATCGCACCATTGATAGCTTGGAACACATCACCGTTTCCATCAATAGTGAATGGGTTAAATGCCGGCGGTCCAAAGAAACCAAATGGTAATAAGTTAGCATCTAGCTGGTTTTCTTTTAGTTTATTTGACAGTTCAACTCTTACATATTTGGAAACGTTAGCATAATCACCATACTCTCTATAAGCAAGGTCATCATAGCTCCACTCTTGATACTTGTCGCCAATTTTTTTAGAGATAAAGTTATCAGAGGCCGGGTTTAGATTGCAGTTGTTATACTGTTCTAGGTAAATTGGATTCTCATCCGTATCTCTAATATCTCGAATAGCGACAGTGAAAGTACCATAATCACTATTTGGATCGTCCGATACTCTAATGTCTTGAATAGATATCTTAACGTTTCTCTGAACATCTTCGCGAGTTAGGCGTCCAACTAATCTAAATAATTTTTCTAAAGTAGTAGGATCGAAGTTTTCAAAGTCTGAATTTGTATCTTGTGCAACAAAGAAACCGGTTTTACCAACAAGGCCTTGACCTTGAGCTATTGTCGTAGCCGTTTTCTTGAAATTACCACCAGCGAATGTTGTACCATCGGGACTGGTTAGTGGAATAATGGCACCAAATGCTGTTTCTTTACTAAAGTTTGTGGATCCTAAAACTTCTTTAACGTTGCCTTCGAAAGTTTCACCAAGCCAATAGTTGGTTGAGTCTGTTGTGATTGCATCGTTTGTTAAGGTTGGATTGGTGTTGAAACGTTTTCTAATGAATCGTCCAGAAGTTTCACTAAAATTGAAAGTTGTTCTGGCGACGGCCGTGTTAGCGCTGTTTCTAACAATCGCTTTAAACGCACCATCTTCGGCCGGCCGTAAGAAAATACCGGAACCGGTCTGTGAAACTGAACCAGTAGATAAATCATTTCCATCTAGTTCAACTACACCTTCATTTAAGTACCAGATTGCAGCTAGCGTTCCTGTTGCAACAAAAGTTGAGCCGGTTGCAGCGGCATCAGTATTGTTTGCGATTAAACCGGTGTATGGGGAAAAGTTTGTTGCGGCGCCGGTTAATTGAGCTTTATAAATCCCTGGCTCGAAGCCAGAATCTGAGGCGCTAACTTTAACGTTAGAATAAACACTAGTTGCAGTTAACGTTACAATTCCGCTTGTGGTATTGCTTACAGTGGCGCTGAAACCACCATAACCAGCAGCAGAGGCTGAATTAATTGCGTTAACAAAGTTGGTGGCGGTTTGAACATCACTTGAGC